TGCATTACTGCAAATATATTGGACATAATAAACACCCGGAGCAACCGCTTCTCCTTGAGGTATTGAACTGCTACTACCATTTTTAAAATAAAGAGGACTACCAATAAGACTAGTTGGACCGAGTAAATTACCTACACTGAGTGTACCAGTAACGCTTACAACTTCAACCGATGCTGTAAAAGCGACTCCTCCTATTTGATTCTGAGCGATTTGATAAATAAAAGGCTGAGAAGCAGTACCCGGTGTGTCTATTACAACAGTATCATTTACTCTTGTAGCTGATCCTCCAGTTCCTAACTGGAAGAAAATAAAAGGATTTGGAGAAGTAAATGGCAGACTAAATTCAGTATCTCTAAACATATTTGCATTAGCCCACTCTACATATCCTTGTGAGTTAATGAAAGTTGCGTTAGTACTTCGCTCAAAAACAAATCTAGAATCTAGAGTACCACCAGTAAAATCAAAAGATAATGTAGATCCATCTCCACCTTCTGCGGCAAGAATACGATTCCTTTGCGTTCTCCATTCAGGTGGATCTAAAGTCCATGAACGAAACCTATGCATTAGATTGCTCCGTAGAAAGCGTTACAAGTACCAGCACCAGAAGTAGCTGCAAACTCAACTTCAATAAGCTGACAACCAAGTGTGTCAATCAAAAGAGAAGCGGGTGCTCTACTAGTTGTTGAAGTGCTGTAAACTTTAGCATCGCCTTCTTGCTTAGTTATTGAAAGGGCTGGGTATAGATTGGTAGCTGAGTTTACAAATGCTGTAGCAGATGTATTAACAGAACCAACAACACCATAAAACAAAAGATGGGGAATATAAAACTCACCTACATCACTCTTTGTAAAGCCAACTACTCTGATAGCCTGACCGCCATAAGCGGCGGTAAAAAGAGGAACAATCTTTATATAGTTTAAAGAAGAAGCCGGAATAATTGTTGAACTTCCGCTATTTACGGGTGCTGTTGTTGTTACGGTTTCGTTTGATAAACTTCCAATAGCAATATTTGTTTTATTCGTTGAAGAGAGAAGCTTCATTGGCTCCTGCACAGTCTTCAACTGCGACATTGTGTGTGTATGAATCATTTCTTTTTCTTCCTTTTTGTTTTAGGAAGCTTGCCCTTTGGTGTTTCTTTTTGCCACCGGGCAGCTATCTTTGGATGTACAGCGTACATAAACTTCTGTTGTTGACGGGACTTAAATGGCATTATTCCCACCTTACTTGCTTACCGCTCTTCTTGGCGCGAACGCCCTTGGCGGTACACATTGACTTGGTGGGACGACACGCAGGATATTTCCTGCTCTTGTCGCTTGCGCTTTTACGACCGCATGGTTTACCTGTCTTGCAGTCGATCCAACCTTTTCCGTTGTTTCGTGCAAACCAGCCATGCAGTCCCTTCTTTTTCTCAAGGGAGAAATCAGCCTTCTTTTTTCTAGGCATTACTTTTTCCTCTTGGATTTTGAACCCCACTTTGCAGCACCGACTTTGCGGCACTGAACCAAAGCACCCGAGGCATAAGCCGAGGGCCACTTCTTGTAGCGGGACTTTACCTTGCGATAGCATGCGTCTTTAGCCATTACTTCTTGCACTTCCTTCCCTTTGGGCAACTTGCCTTGGAACCACCGGGACCAGCCCATAGGTTCTTGCAAGCCCAATATTGAGCAGTAAGTTTGTTCTTGGCAGAGCCGCACTTGTGTCTTGCACGGAAAGACTTACGGGCAGCAGCACTATAGTTGTGACCATAGCCCGTAGCTCCGTAATGAATGATCTTTTCCTGTCCGTTGGCACAAGCCTTGACTACTTTTTTCTTGTTGGGATTAGGAGATTTTTGTGGTCGATTGCAAGGCATGCTTGCTTTGTTTAGTTTCTTAGCCACCCATTCCTCCGATTCCTGCTTGCTGTAGCAAGCCCATGATGTTCTGACCACCGGATGCTAGATCCTGTGAGGCAGCTTGCTGCATGATATTGCCAGCCGTGTTGGCAACTACGCCACCAGCTTGCTGCTGCATCTGCATCTGAGCCTTCTGAGCATCCATAGCCATCTGCTCCTCACGAACCTCTTCGGCAGATCGTACCCAATTACGGGCATCATAGCCAAGAGCGGTGATGAGACTACGAGCATACTCTTCCCATTTAAAGGAAGCGGCTGCTTGTTCTGGTAGATTGCGAACCATCTCGCCCATTTGCATGAGCTTCTGTAGATCGGTGTCGCGGCTGAGAGCCTGAAGACCAGTGATTACCTCAACTGAAAGAGAGCCGTCCTTATCAAAGAACTGCTCATACATTCGCTTGTCTAGGTCATCGGACTCAATCATAAGGAACACTGTTCTCTTAACGATTGGTTCCATCAGATCTCTGGCAATGGCTGAGAATGCGCCACCCAAGACTGTCTCAAGTTCTGAGCCAATCATTCTAACGGCTGTCGCTGTAACGCGGTCGCCGCTTGGGAGCGAGGAGGCCGACATAAGGAATGCCTGACCGATCTCTCTACGCATTGTCTCAACGGCTGTCTGTGCAGCACTGACCTGAACATTCATGGTCTGAGAGGGAGAGATGACAAACACATCCTGCTGTCTTGCAGGAACCCAAGCACCGTTAGGCATATCGGAGATATCATCAATCTCGGTAATGCCAGATGGATCTAATGCCATCCAGAATGCCGATGATGCTGCCATTCCGTCAATCAGTGCTTTTGTGTATCCGTCTAGGCTTGCTAGATCTCCTAGGATATCTTCGCAATGCGATCTCCCGTAGTTTTCTCCGGGTATGCCATACCACCGTAGGACCGTCACAGGACAGATTTCGTATACACCTTCCGCTAGAACTGAACCATCGTCTGCTTGCTTTGTGTATTTCCATAATCCATCCTCCGTCTTAAGATACTGGCAATATCTCTTTTCATAACCCCGCTTTGCGGAGTCAGGTAGAGAGTAATGAATATTCTGTAATGCTTCAGGGTCGATTAAATCGTATTCGACCTGAATTATCTCGGTCACTTCACCTTCTACAGATCGCTGTGTAACGAAATGATCAAGGCGTGTGACTCGGAATTTAAAATTATCTTCTTCTTGAACCAAGCAATCACCTACGATAATTAGGTTCTGGATTGCCTGATATACTGTTTCTCTTAGATTCGTACCCATCAGCTTTCTGTGTACCTGATAACTCATGGTTTCAAGGTACTGAGAAATTTCTGTAGTGGGTTCAACTCCCGATCTTAAGCTGAAGCGGAAGAACGGCGTGTCGTTCAATGGCATCATTGCCGACAGCATTCTGCTAGCCAGAGAAGTGGCTCCTCTAGCACCAACTGAAGAGTTGGGCTGAGGCAAAGCCATCTCCTCTGTCCATCCTTCGGGTGGAAGAATGGAAGGCACTGTCAATGCAGCACACAGTCTAGCCCTGCTTAGCTTGGAAGTTCTTGCTGAATCTAAGGACTGAAAACGCTCAGCAAGTGTTTTTTCCATTTGTTATCCTTACTGTGGGCGATTGCCCATACCAGAATAGAGTGCTGAATAGAAGTCAAACAACTTGGTTGTTGCACCAGTAGCTGTTGCTGAGCTTGCTTCTGATTCCTGCTGTCCAAGATAGGCAGCTTCCTTTGCGGCCTTCTCTTCAGATGCAGCTATTTCTGCGAGTCTGGCTTCTTCTTCTGCCTTGATTCTCGCTCTTTCTGCTTCTTCTCTAGCAATTCGCTTAGCCTCTTCTTGTTCGGCATAAGCGCGCCTCTCGGCTTCTTGCTGCTTTTGGAATTCTCGTTCTTCTTGCATAAGTTTCTGTTGTTCGGCATAGGTCATACCGCCGCTAATTTTAGGTGATCCGCCCATATTACTTGCCTCCTTGTTGCTGTTTGAGGACAGCTTTGAGTTTATTGACAACCTCTATCTGTCCTGCGCGATAAGCAGCTTTTCTTACGAACTCATCCTGAGACATATCTGGTTCGTAAGCAAGAGGTTTATATATTTCTTCCAGTATCTTTATTAGATCTGGATCTATTCTCGGAAATTTTTCGGATTTCATTATTGAGATTCTCAATTGCTTTATTAAGTTTTTCAATCTCGTTGTAGAGATCCTTAAACATTAGTTTAATTTCTGAAGGACCAACTTGAACAGATAATCCTAATCGTGTCTTAGCCTGTGACGCATCGTTTATCATAGTTATCTCACTTTGTTAGATCAATTATTTCGCAAGCACCAGCGGTGCATGCCATTGTGTGCGATGATGTCGTGGTATCAACCTTCTCATACAATGAGAGGGCATTGAAATCCACGGCAGTCATCTGATAAGCATCGTACATTTCCTTGGTGATTGCCTCAAATGGAGCCTGAGCATATACATGGTCAGACTTTGGAAGGAAGGAGATACCGGAGATCTTGTCAAAGTTCTCCCATACCCACTGTCCTACTGGCATGAACTCACTGTCGGAATAGTTGACGGTGATGCTTGGCTTGTGCTGGCAGTAATGCTCCTGATAGGCGAGCCACAGATTAAGGTGGTCGATTGCCTGTAGTTCATCTTGGGTAAGAGAACCGGAGGGAGCAGACTGAGCGAATGTGAATACTGCTGTTGAATCTGGATTCATTACGCAGTCTTCGACAGGAACCTGAGCATCACGCATTAACAGATACAACGGATCTTTCTTGTCGATACGAACTCTACGATAATAGTGCTCGGCATATCTTGGGTGCAGACCGCTGGCCGAATTAGCCAAGCATGAGGTAGTTCCCTCTGGCTTGATGCAAGTGATTGACTTGCTTGGGCTGATACCCAGCTGCTTAGACCAATCAAGATTTGTCTTGATCGCAATCTCACGGAGATTCTCAAGAACATGCTTAAGCTTTCCGTAACCAAGGATGCCAGACATAAGCTTGTTGTCAAAGATGCCTGTCATTGACACGCCAAGAAGTCGCTCTTCTTCGCAGTTCTTTGTCCATGAGGAATCCTCACGGGAAAGATAAGGGAAGTGAGTGAACATGCTCTGGATTGTGCCGATGATTGTAGCCATCTCAATCTTCTTAGCCAATGTCTCAGATGTATCTGAAGCGCGGACTACAACGGTCGATAAGTTGCAGAACTCATTTGGTCTGAGGATAATCTCAGAGCAAGGGTTGGTCCCATAATAATAATCATCACTACGACCAGCCTTGACTGCAATAGCCTTCATCGCATCACGGTTGCAGATACCGCGCTCTCCGCTGTGAGAATTGTACAGGTCTGTCCACTCCTCTAGGAATTGTCCCATTGAAGGGCGACCATTGTACACAGCGGAATTGTTGGCTAGGGCGCGGTGTCCTGATGATTCCCACCAAGCACCACTCTTGCATGTTGCCATCTCACGATCCGCGAGATCACTGAGAGAGATCATTGCTGAGCGGCGAACGCCACCAACGATGACTGACTGAGCAATCTTGCAGCAAATGTCGTGACACTCAAGCGGTGTGAGTCTTCGTCCCTGAGCCTTGTAGAATGTCTGAACGACAAAGCGGAATACTTCCTCAAGCGGGGCAGGGCCGCTTGCGCGTCCTCCGAAAGTCTTGAGTCTTTCTCCAGCCTTGCGAATGTTGCTGGTGTCCCACTTGAGGTGGACACCCATGTAAAGATTCTTGATTAGGTAATGTAGAGAGTCGCACCAACCCTCACGGCTGTCATCGGGTGTCATTACCTGATCGAACATCTTGTGAATTGTGGGGATGGTGGGCAACTTGTCTGTGCATCGACGCTCAACAGTATAGCCAACACCAGTACCGCACATTAGAATGTACATTAGATTTGAGAATGATCGTGGTGAATCAATCTCAAGATAAGAGCAATTGTAGAGAGCTGTATGGTCGCGGTC